GCGGCCTTGACTCAGTCGACGCCCCCGGATCCTCTAAGCTACACCGACGCCTTGCAATATAGGCTCGACACTCAGGCGGTCGAAATTGTCAGAAAGCTATGGCTGGAAGACGACGAATCCGTCAAGAGACGCTACGAGGCTGCTGTTTCAACGTTTTACGCTTGTGAAAGCGCGAACCGCGATACCAACCTACGTCTTGGGCGCTACCTCGTAAACCACAACCTTGTGGGACAAGAGGCAGCCGTCATGCGGTTCATCACCGCGTGGCGCAAAGAAATCAGACGTGTGCTTGGGAAAGCACCAGCACTACCGGGACTCTGCTTTTCGCAGGGTAGCACTTTGTCCGATGCAGGGTTGTATACAACAATACCTGACAAGATGTCATCAGTGCAAACTGTTTATGACCATTCAACTGAGCTCGCTAAGCTTGCTCGAGCCTTTTACCCTGTTATGAACCGCCACCCTTGGCTGGTCTCTGACAGTAATAGGTTCTTCACGGTTCCTAAGGATTCCGCGAAGGACAGAGGCTGTTGTATGGAAGCGTCCCTCAACATAGCCATGCAGCTTGCTGTTGGCCGTGTGATGAGGACGCGTTATAAACGAGCTTACAACGCCGATCTCCGCCGTCTTCAGGAGGACCACCGTCTGCTTGCGCAGATGGCCTCCGTTGATGGGACTTTGGCGACGATCGATCTTAGCAATGCGAGCGATACCGTGGCTAAACGCCTGGTCCAGCTTGTGATGCCTGATGATTGGTATGAGCTCCTTTTCTCTCTGCGCGCCAGCCACACCGATATTGATGGACTCAAGGTTAAACTTGAGAAATTCTCGTCGATGGGTAACGGGTTCACCTTTGAACTCGAGACGGTCCTCTTTCGGACCATGGCAGCTGTGGTTACTGATCACTCACCGGCATGCAGTGCATACGGTGACGATATCATCGTTCCGTCTCAGTACGGAAAGGCGATGATCGGGTGCTTACAGCACTTTGGGTTTACACCCAATGTCAAGAAGACCTTCTTAGAAGGTCCCTTCAGGGAGAGCTGCGGTGGCGATTTCTTCAATGGCCAGCCCGTGAGGGCCCACTATATGAAGACTTTGCC